TTCAATTCCGTTTACTTGCGGCACCAGGTTATCCTGAACTATATGATGAAATGGTTTCATTAAACAGTAATAGAGATGAAACTGCATTTATCATTGTTGATGCACCATTCCGTTTAAATCCAACAGAAGCAGTATCTTGGATTCAAGGAACAGGCGCAACTACAAACGGTGAAGGCGGCCTAGTAACAAAGAATACTTACTCAGCAGTTTATTATCCACACGCATACACAACTAACCCTGTAACAGGCGATAACGTTGTAGCACCAGCATCACACATTGCATTATACACTTATGCGTATAGTGACAATGTATCATTTCAATGGTTTGCACCAGCTGGTCTAACACGTGGTGTTGTACAAAATGCATCAAACGTTGGATACCTAAACAGCGAAGACGAGTTTGTGTCACTAGCAGTAACTCAAGGTCAAAGAGACTCAATGTATGATAAAAAATTAAACCCAATAGCTAAATTTCCTGCAGAAGGTGTTGTAGTATTTGGACAAAAATCATTACACGCGAGTGCTTCGGCATTAGACAGAGTTAATGTTGCTAGATTAACAGCTTACCTAAGAGAACGTTTTGCAGTTATTTCAAGACCGTTCTTATTTGAGCCAAATGATTCTAGTACTAGAGCAAATGCTAAACAAGTATTTGACGGTTTCCTAGCAAACATTTTACAACAACGTGGAATATACGACTTTGCAGTAGTTTGTGATACAACAAACAATACAGCGGCTAGAATAGACGCCAATGAATTTTACATTGATGTTGCTATTGAGCCAACTAAAGCGGCAGAGTTTATTTACATTCCAATTAGAATTGTAAACACTGGCGAATTAAGTTAATAAGACACTAAAGGAATACAAAAGTAAGGGCTACTATTTTTTTAATAGTAGCCTTTTTCTTTTTAAGTAATACGATAAATACTAATGCAAATTGCAATGCATTGTAGTTCATAGATGAATTACATTTTTTCATGGAAAAAAAGGAGAACACTATGGTAGACGAAAACTTTAGATTTAGAATAGCTAAGGCTCCAGGTAACCCTCACGCATCAGTTGATGCTTTCAAAGCGACTCCAGCTTGTACAGTTATTAATGATGCTGTAGCAGGTCAGCCAGAGTCGGCTGGTACTGTATATGTTTCATATAAATTATATGAAGGTTCAGTATGGATAAGATATGATTGGGAAAACGAAACAAAACGGTTAGCATTCAAAGAATACGTTGTAGCTGGTAATTTTGACTTTGGTGATTTTGAAGCTGGTAAAGCAGATATCCCAAAATACGGATTTTTAGCATAAATTTATTACACGATTTGACGGGTTACAACTAGTAACCTGTCAAATTACCTTAAAATGGGCTTCTTTTGCTGAAGCCTATCTTTTTGAACACTGATTTGATAAATACAATATAAGATAAACAATACTACAGTAGTATATAGGAGAAATAAAATGGCTGTAATTACAAATTTTGGAGTACCAACAGACTCTTCAGCAGGAACAACTTTAATGCCTAAATTAAGTTATAGGTTCAGAGTTACCTTTGAAGACCTTGGTGGTGCAACAGCGACAGATGAAGTAACTCAGAACGTTATTAGTGCAGGCAGACCGTCAATGACGCATGAAGAAGTTGTAGTAGATTCTTACAACTCAAAAATGTATCTTGCAGGTAAACACGCCTGGGAACCAATTTCAATCGTATTCAGAGATGACATGAAATCAAATGTTATTAAGAAAATTGGTAACCAATTAAATAGACAAGTTGACCATGCAGATCAACACAGTTCAATTTCAGGTAATGCATATAAGTTTGGTGTAACATTAGAAACACTAGATGGTGCAAATGGTAGTACATCACCAACTGTATTTGATAAGTGGGAATTGCAAGGTTGTTACATTGCTAACGTTCAGTATGGTGATCTAAACTATGCAGATTCTACAATGATCCAAGTAACTATCCAATTAAGATATGATAGTGCGGTTCATTCAATCGATGGTAATGACGCATTAAGTGAAAAATCTGCATCTAGCGACTCAGCACAATCTGGCGCTACTAGATAACAGATAGGAACCACTGATGGCAATCGGCGACTCAGCATATAAAGTCTATAGTCAAGATTCCCGGACAGGCGAAATTGACGCAGTACCAAGAAATAAATATTCTTTTACTGTTTCATTAAACTATATAGACAGCCCAACTCCGTTGAGTCTTGTTAGAATTGCAAACGTGCAAATACCGACCTACATTTATAGGTCGCAAACACTGAATGCATATAACGCAAAGAAAACTGTTCTTACAGGTATTGATTATACTCCTATAACTCTTAC